CCGGGCATCACTCTGTCGCAAAATGATAAGGCGTTCTTTTCCATTTTAAATTAACTCAACCGAGCCAGCGCGCATCCCCAATATCCATTCCCTGCACTGGCCCTGCCGTCGGTATGAGGCCTTAATACGTCGTTTACGCTAAGTTGCCCTGTCCATGATACAAACGCCGCAAATGAGTTCGCGGTAGTCGTTGACAATGCGGCGAGCTCAGTAGCGCCAAGCGATTGCACCGGGGCCGATGGTGTCGCACTGTTTATCGATACTCCCAGATACATCGCCGCCGTGCCGTATGCCCAAAATGAGATCGAATATGTACCGGCAACTGTGCATGTAAATTTTAAACCGTTCGTTGCGTCATTTACTACGGTAATTCCGCCGCCACTTGTATCTGTATTTTTATTCGTAAAGTAGGGGATACACGTAGCCGCAGCACCATAACCGGCGAACGAGTCATAACGAATCATCCATGTAGTCAATATCGGCTGATAAAGTGTATCAAAATATGCTTTCAGTGCTGTTTTAATGTTTGCCCACGTAAGCGACTTGCCGACATTCGACGCCGCCGAATCCGTAATAAAAAACTTGTCGGCGTCCGCAGGCGTCGTTTTGGCCGTAAGGGCGTAAAACTTTGACACGACCCACACAAATAGGTTTGAGGCCGTGACTTTTTTAATTATCGAACCGGATGCTTGAAAAAAACCGAATTGGTCAGCATCCGCCGGGGTAGCTGCACTCGCGTCGGTTATGTTCTGCCCCTCGTCGAGGTATTCAAGATTCCCCCACACTTGCTGGTTATTAGCGCGAAGCTGATCGCCGCGCACCGCCTCTGTATCGTTAAAGATCGGCGCGGGGTTTGACGGTAAACTTGGGTCGTTGTTAGGTAGCGGCATATTTTCTTGTCCTCTTTTCTCGTTTTAATCCGTCGTCAAGCACTTGGCGCTTCGCGCAAGTCCGCGATAAAAATAATTTCGCTGGTTTCGTCCGGGTGAACCAGCTTGACGCGTAAAACAAAATCGGCCGGTTTTATCCGACGAAGTACTGCAATAATTGTCGCGAGGGCGACAGGGCTTTCGGTAGTCAGTTTTATTTGTAGCTCCAGCTCGCCCGAAAACGTAGACAAATTGCCATAAGTGGCAAAAGTTCCGTATCCTTGCGTAAGTCCGTCCGATGGCGGGGGTTTTTGCGATTGCAGTGCGTAATTAATCGTCGCAGGGTTCGGTGCCAGAACGGTAATCGCCTCAGGCACAGGGCGTGGCCCGGTCGGGTCGACGACACCTAAATCAGCATTTGGCGTCGACGACTTACGCCACGCGGTGCCGTCCGAATAGTAAATTGCGTTCCTGTCGCCTGACCCGTCGTCTCTGACAATGCAAATGACGCCCGCAGACGGAACCGCAAGCGGAATGTCGGCGGAAAAATAAAACGGCGGAACGCCGCCGGTTGACGAGTAGAGAGGATTATCTGTTAGCTGTTTCGCACACCATACGATTTGACCGCCGGAAAGATAGCCGCGCGTGTACCATACCGCGCTTGCGGGTTTACGCGTCCAACCGTCCGGCGCAAGCCAGTTTCGTGGTGTATATGCTACGTCAGCAGGCGCGGAGGGCGAAGCGTCAGACGAAAACACGACAAACCCGGTGTCGGCGATGGACGGAACAAAGATTCCGGCAGAGACGCGCGGGATAAAGTCAACATCGACCCACGAAAAAGGCGGCATCGCAAATGTTCCAAGCGACTTAGAAAAGTTTTCAATCGACAACGTAGACCACGACCCGGAAATGAGTTTATAAAGCGCCGCGGCCTGCGCGTTAGTGCCGCCAAAAAACGCAAAACCGTAAGTTGACAAAAGATGATTTAGCCACGGATTGCGGGGCGCGTCCGGGAATGTAAAAAGCCACGGCGTTAAAATAAGCGTGCGCAGTTTTTCCGCCTCGGCAACGTCGCCAGCTAAAATGTTGTTCCACCACGTAATAAAATCTTTTGTTTTTTGCGTGGCGGTTTCGCGCGTATTAAAAAAACCCGGCGGGGTTAATTTCGCGACGGTCATTTTTTCAGCGAGCGTCATCCTGAAATTTCCCGTACCGTAACAAAAACTTTTGCTGGGTCAATAAACGCGTACCGGTCAAACCACGATGTTAAATCACTAAAAAGAGCGTCGGATTTAAAATTAATAAATTGCCTGTCGTAAGGGTCAAGGCTCATCACAATCGGCGTTTCGTACTCAACGCCGGCGTCGAGTACAAGTTCAAGCGACGGCGTTGAATCATAAAAAAGCTGCGGTGTGTTCTTTTTCGTAATAAGATCGCTCACGAGATCGCGCACTGTTGCAATCCCAAAAACCGGGGCTATCGGGTCGGTTTCTCCGAGATTTGCGGCAAAATCAATTTCCGTTTCCGTCGGGTATTCGTATTCGTCTTGTTCAAACCGAATTACCGACGTGCCTGCGACCCCTGAAAAAAACGCCATGACGCGGCGGATAAAATACGCGGCAAAATCGTTCGCCTGTGAAATCTTTTCACTTTGCGCGGTAGACTCGTCAAAGCGCACGAGAATCGTCGCCGTAAGCGTCATTTCGACGGCCTGCGCGGGAGTAAAAAAATAATTCTGTGGTGTTCCCGATACGTACACTGTCCCGCCTAAAACCGGGTGAGTCGACGTGCCGACGTTCTGAGAGTTTACGAACTCAAACCGGCGAGACAAAATCTCAAAAATTTTCTGTATTTCAAGCGCGGACGCGTTCGGGCCGTTTGGTGTCCGCACTACCAGATTATAGCCGCGACCGGGAAGCGGCACGGGGTAATCTGAACCGGCCGTCGATTTATTGATATACATGCGCGCGGCAGAGTAGTACTTTTTAAGCTCAACTTCAGCAGCGACCGACGCCACTTGCGATCCGTACTCAGTCTTTTCCTGTATCGTTCTTTGCAGATAAAGCGCGTCAGTCTCTCTGTCATACCCGTCAAGCCACGGCAGCGGGTTCGTAATTGTAAGGCTCAGGCCCGAAGCTGAAAAAGTCCGGTTTGCGGGGATATTTCCGCCGATACCGGTCTCCAGCGCCGTAACGACGCCTTCGGCCGTGCCGTGTGCGGGCACGTCAACCATTGCAAGTCCGATTGTGTACTGTTGCCCGGTCGTCGCCGTAAAAACTGTATTTGCGGGAACGGGAATTACCGAATCGGTATCATTTTGTAAAAGTAGATAGCCGACCGTCGCTTTTGCTGCTCGTCGCGGATTGTTCGGGTTCAACATGTCGATGAGCGCGCCCGTAGGGGACATAAGCGCCGCAAGCGTCCCTAAACCGTCGCCGTCGACGAGAACGCGACCTTCGGCAAACATATTTGCAAGAATGAGTTCGGGCGGATTTCCGGGCGCAAACTGTATCGAATCAGGCGCGGCGTTTATAATCGCTTCTAAGGCTTCGGGGAAAGTTAGCGGAACCGGAACACCGTTTACAATTGGCATGTTTAAACCTCTATAACTATCCGAGACGCGTCATCGCCACCGTCCCACGCAATCGTTTTTACAGGCAGGCTTTTTTCGACGACTCTTTTTACGTCTACAAGTTTATCGATTCGGCTTGTGGGCAATTTCCAGACAAGCACGCTGCGGCCGTAATTCTCGTCCGCAAAATAAAGCTCTTGTTCGCAACGAAGCTCACACAGCGCATTTTGCGCGGCAAGCGCATCGCCGAAAACTTCTTTGACAAGACCCGTCGTCTCGTCGTAAACTATATCGCCGTCGTCACTGATTTTTAATCCCATGTTAGTCTAGTTTATGCCGGGCGGAAAGATTTGACCCGCTCCAAGCAGGCGGAACCGCTCCGGAAAGTGGAGGCGTCACGGTCGCCCCCCACGCGATAATTGCCTGTAAAGCTGCATCTACTTGCCCCGCATAAGCAGCAAGAGACTCGCCGAGAACCATTTTTTGAGTCCCTTCGCCTAACGTCGCTTTACCGGCAAGATTGAAATCTCCACCGACGTTTAGGGTGCGCAAAATGTTGACAACGGCGTCGTAAGTGAGTTCACTTGAGAAAACCGCGACGATAATAAGGTTCGCCCCGGTTGCGCGGTTTGCCCGGTTTTGCAGGTCGTGTTCATAATTATTTCGACTCGTGACGCATAAAACAATGTCGTCGACAGCGGGCTTTATTCCTTGCCCCGCAAGTGCAGGCAATTCCGGCGAATCTTCGCCGTCAAGTTCGATGACGTGCGGTTGCACAATCCATTGACGATCTTCGTCGCCTGCGCTTTTTACCGTCGCTGAAAACACGTCGGCTATTGACCGGTAGTATCTTTGTTCGCTTGTGTTTTTAAATTTTAGTATCATTTTTTAATTGCGTCAATATATACTTGCCCTTCGAGAAGAGCTTCGACTTTTGCCTGAGACACGAGCCAATTGTTCGTTGCCGTTATTTTTAATTGCTTGATGTCGCGCCCGTCTGTCAAGTCGTAAGCGATGATATAAAAACCGTATTTGTCGATTGGTTTTGAAACCAGCGTCGCCACGGTTCGGAAAAAACTTTTCTTTTGTTCGGGTTGCGAAGCGATTTTATTAAGCCCGGTAAAAACCGCACTGCGAATGTCGTTATAGATAGTTATAGAGCTGAACATTTTAACATCGAAAATATCGGCGCTGAATTGCCCTTGTGTGTAGTTAGACAAAGCGAAATTATAAATCATTATTCCCGCAGTACCTAAAAACGACCCTTCGATTTGTCCGGCGGTTTTTGGACTGCCGCCGGCGCGGGTATCTAAAAAAGTTAACACCCCGTTATCAATATCATAAGTTAATAAATTTTGAGTGCACAGAGAGCCTAACGCGTCGTTTAGTGGTGCGGCCGGGCAAAACAAATTAGAAAGCGGTTTGCGATTCACATCGAGCGGGTTTTCTTTCGTCCCCCAAACGATTTTATTTTTGAATTCGGGCAACCATTTTTCTAATTGTGCTTTTAGCGGTTTAGTCGTCACAAAGCGAATTGCCTTTTTCGATTTAATAATCAGATCGTCAAACGCCGCACCCATAATCTGCATTTCGGTGTCGGTTGTGCCGGGAATGGGCCGGTGTGGGGCGGCGTAAGCGACGAAGTTTTTTTCGACGATACCGGCCACGCCACGCACGCACATTTTAGCGTAAACGATAGTGGTTTGTGGATTCACAACGCGCTGGACAACCGCAGTCAGCGCCGCCATGCTTTCGGTCGACGCGAAAAACTCAGGCGAAAACATGTCGACCATCACAGCGGGCGGATTTTTCACTGTTCCAAAAAAACGCGCGCGCCACGAATCGCCGGGGTTAACTCCTGTCTGCGAGTATGTCGCAGAGTATTCAACGGAAAACACAACCGGTTTTTCCAAGCCTAGATTACTCAGCGGTTTAGGCGTTCTATTTACTGCCGCCGATATTTCCAGCGTACCGAAACGGTCGTCTGACCTAAGCGCGTCGATTAACACGACAGGTTGAATTTTACCTGTTTCGCTCATACGCCGGTAAAGAATAATCACGTATAGTCCACCCGGTAAAATTTACAATCCGCGTCTGTAACTGCGGCGGTCGGAATTGCTCCCGTAACAAAAAGCCCGTTAAAAATGTCCCGTCCGGGCATAAGCGCGACATAGGCTTTCGGCACATAGTCGCCGTCGATAACGTCGTATATTTGCGCGTACATGTTTTCGACGTCGACAAGTTCCCAACCGGCAAGCGCCCCATCTGCGCACTCAATCGCGTATTTATTACCGACAGCGATTTCACCGAAATTAAACTCGGTTGAAATTACAGTGTCGGAAAAAGATTTAAAGTAACTCACCCTAACCCCGGCACAAGGCTCATTGTCTGCCCTGCGAGCGGCGACAGAATTTCACCCGCAACGGCTTTGAGACCGCCTTTTAAAAGTGACGTGTCGCGGCGCTCTAACTGTTCTTTAATCTCGATCTGAAAAACCGCGCCGCGTTTTTGTTCGTCATGCTGCGCCGTGACGCGTTCAATATACCATTTCGACGACAGATAGGGAGTTTGCTGCTGTAAGCTATTTAGTGAAAAATACGCCCCTAAAAGTAAAATCGGCTGCCGATTATTTTTAATCGCGTTCAGCGCGACAACTTGCGCGTTTAAGAAACCAGTCGTAAGCCCCGATAAATTCGGCAGCACCGCCCCGAACGACGCGACAGAATTTGCAAGACCCGCCACGCCGCTTAAAACGGTCTGCACAATTCGCATTGTTTCCGATGATGTATCGTCTTCGGAAATAACGCCCGTAAATTTTAAAGTGCTCGGCTGCACAATCGTGCGCGCGTTAAATTCTCCCGCCTGCGTTATCGACCCGGTGAGACGTGCGGAAATCTCCGGTTGCTCGTCGGTGATCGCCATTAAGACAAAATTCGGAACCGGTGCTTCTTTTGTCGGCATACCCATGAGTATCGCCGCACCGACCGCCTCGGTAATGGCGTTTGAGATTAATTGTGACGGGTCAACGGATATGGCCATTTTACAGCATTATGGTACTGACTGCGGTATTAACTGCGTCCGCGAGCCGGTTAGCTCCGTTAATAAGTTTCAGTTGCACTTCATTAAGCGACCTATCAAGATTTATGAGTGCTTGCATCACGTTAGGCAACGCGGCCGCGTTTGCTACTCTTTGCGTCTGTGTTTCCTCCGCTCTTTGCCACGTTGCCGCCGCTTGGCGTCGCGCGCGCAATTCTGGGCTTTCGTTTTCTATACTGTTTTTTCCGAAAGACTTTAATAATTCGGCATGTAGCTCTTGCCGCACAGACGGCAGCGCCCCGGCAAAACCGTTTGTTATGTTTTGCAGTATTGCGCCTTCGTCAGTACCTAACGCCGACCAATTCCCGCCCGCCACTTGTGTAAATTGTTCGACGTTCTTATTTTCTTTAATCAAGTCATTAATTGCCTGAGATAGCTTTTCCGTCGGTTTGCCAAAAGCCGAAAACACGGTTTGCGTGAATTGCGCCTTGTCCGTCGGCGTCCACCCAGACGCGCCGCCGCCCGATGTGTCACTGACGAGTAGTTGAGACTCCATGCGGTCTCTAAGTGCGCCTTCCGTATTTGCGCGCCTTTGCAAGAAAGACGTATCTTGATTATTCCTTTCATACACAGGGCGTAAAGTGCGCTCTATAAGATCTGCGTATTGATTGCTTACTGTGTCGGCGCGGCGCGCGGCGGCAAGCGCTGGGGCGTTTGCTGATTCCAACGCTGCGCGGCGCGCCGCGGCGTTATTATTTTCGTCTTTAAAAATATCTCCGCCGACCCGGTTCATGGTTGCGTTGCGTTTTTCAATTTCAAGCGCGGCGGGTGTTGCTTGCTTTGCTGACGCCACAGCGCCCCCCGCCGCGCCAACGCTAATACCGGCAAGTTCAAGCGCGCCTTTAGCAACATTCCCTAGAAAGGGGATTGCGGTCGCCGCAGTTCCCGCAGCCTGTAACGTACCTTGAATAAATGCTACCGGGTCGAGTGACGCAGCGCCTTTCGCAACAGTCATAAGCGCGGCACCCGCAGCTTGCGCACCTTTAACCAGTTTGTTATTTTCAAACTGTTCTTTGCGCATTTCCGCAAGTTTTTCGCGCCCGCTGTGCAGCGCCATATCGCGTTCAATGCGCGTGACTTCTTTTCTCGCGTTAATCTCTTGTCGAATTCCCGAAAATGAGCCGCCGCCCATACCAACGTTTGCTTTTTTCGCAACTTCTTTTTTCTTCTTGATAATTTTGTCCATCGTGGACAAAACGACGTTTTGATCTTTGGTGCCGAATTTGACAAGCGCGTCAATCATCCGCGCACCGCCCGGGCTAAGTCGTTAAGATATTCGCGGGTCAGATCGCGGTGACGACTGTAAACGTGTAAAATGAATTCAACGTCAACCGTTTGAAGTTCGGTGTACGTGAAAATTCCTTTTGCCACACAGTCCCCCCATTCGACTAAAGAAACGGCGTAAAAAAAAAGTTTTCAGCAACGTCGCCTAAGAGTTTAATAAGCGACGCTTCAAAATTCTCAAAGTTTTTATTGATCGGCGCGCCACTCGTCCAAATACAACGCTGTGCGTTCAGTTCGGAAAGCGCGGCCATGATTGACTGCTCTCTTGCTTGAGCGATACGGAAACCGTTAACCGGCCGCTTTAGAACGTAGTTCGCTCCGTCGTAAGTGATTTCGATCTCATCTTTCGTCATGCGTACGACATCCGCGATGCTGCACACGGCGGCACGACGGCGCATCACTTCACGCGAAGCATCTGTCGAGCGTACAAGCTCAATCCACTTGCGTTCTTGCTCGGTCGGGCGCGCGTCGGTTCCGTCCCCGGTTTCCGCCGAATCCGGGTTTATCTCTTTAAGCCGCGCGCGTGATATGCTCGGAATTTCCATTTATATCGGTTGCCCTGTCACGGGGTTAATAATCAGCAAGTCGCCAAAATCCATGGTGATCGTAATTAGCGCCTGATCGTAAGCAATGATCGGGGTCGGGATTTTTGTGAGAAAACAACGCGAATGCCGCTGAATGCGCGCAAGGTTTGCGGAGTCTGTGAACAGTTTGTAATAAAAGTCGAGGTTGAAAAGTTGCTGCGGGTTACGCTGTGCCCACGACGTAAGCCGGTCAATGTCCGTACCCATAAGAAGGTTCATGTCGCGCGTACCGGCGCGGCTGTTCGTCTGCATCACAACGTCGTTACCCGCATTGGCAGATAGATAGCGTTGCGCGCGGTCGTACTTCGGCGTAATGTCGCCTAAAAAAGCGGCTTCGTGAAACGCGGTTTCGCCGCCGAACTGTATCGGGCCTTCACTTGTTACGCCGATAGGTGTCAACGTAACGAGACATTCGGCGATGTTTACTCTGACTGATGTTCCGGGCATTGCGGTATCTCCTTATAAACCTTGCAGCACGAACGGGATATAGTGCAGCGCGCTGAACCACTTTATTTGTGCCACAATAGCGCCGACGGGTAAAATTCCTGTACTTTCCCACGTCGGATCGAGCGCAAGAATTTCTTCGGGCGTTTTTATCGTCGCGACAAAAGCAGGCTTTTGATTTTCGGTCTTAATCGCTCCGGTCGTCCATAATGACGTTAAAGCGTCGTTAAAAAGGGCGAAAATGCGTAATAGATCGTCGTAACTTGCCACGACGCCGGGCTGCCCTGCGGCCTGCAATTTATTACGCACGTATACGCGTATGAAATCACTGCCGAAATACTGCGCCATTTTGGTTTCAATCTGCGGGCTTGTGGGCGGGTCGTTCTTGTCGTTCATCTGTGTGTTGAACACAAATGCACTTTGTCCGGGGTCTTTTGACCCGTTGTACTGCGCGAGACCGTTCGACTCAATAGTAACCCGGAACGTAGCCGGGAAAGTGTCAGCAAGCGCACCGGGGAAATCGTGAGCGTCAGACAGCGAACCGACTGAGCGAGCAACGTAGCCGCCATAAAGTACATAGACCAGCATCGCCAAAATCGGGTTGTTGTACGCCCGTGTATACTCG